GAAAAATGGTTTGACGATACAATAGATTTGGTTAAAAAAGAATGCAAGGCACATCTTATAAATTGTGCGGAAAGGCTTGTTCGGTCAAAAAATTACCGCTAACGCGTAATTTACGAATGTTTATAAGAATAATAAAACAAAGAATTATGAAAACAAAAATTCAAATTAAAACAGTATTCGAAAAAATAATTTTCGAACACGAAAGCGAAAACAACACAATTATAGAAACTGTAAATGAGTATATCATACAGGAATTGGAAAAAGGGCTTCGCTCTGCCAATTTGCGCTCTGCCAATTTGAGCTCTGCCGATTTGCGCAATGCCGATTTGAGCTCTGCCGATTTGCGCAATGCCGATTTGCGCTATGCCGATTTGCGCTCTGCCAATTTGAGCTCTGCCGATTTGCGCTCTGCCAATTTGAGCTTTGCCGATTTGCGCTCTGCCGATTTGCGCTTTGCCAATTTGCGCTCTGCCGATTTGAGCTATGCCGATTTGCGCTATGCCAATTTGCGCTCTGCCAATTTGAGCTCTGCCGATTTGAGCAATGCCGATTTGAGCTATGCCGATTTGCGCTATGTCAATTTGCGCTCTGCCGATTTGAGCTCTGCCAATTTGAGCTATGCCGATTTGCGCAATGCCGATTTGAGCTATTTAAAACATAATGAATGCACTGTTTTTCTATTACCTCAATGTCCATCCGAAGGCTCATTTATATCGTGGAAAAAAGCAGGTGGGAAAATAGTGAAATTACTCGTAACGGATGACGCTAAGCGCAGTTCATCCACGACATTAAAATGTCGATGTTCGAAAGCTAAAGTACTCGGAATAGAGAATTTAGACGGAACAGATAGCGGTTTAACCGAAATAAAATCAAATCACGATGATAACTTCATCTATCGGGTCGGCGAAATTGTAGAAGTGGATAATTTCGATGAAAACAGGTTTAATGAATGTTCAACCGGAATTCACTTTTTTATTGCAAGAGAATCAGCGGTTGCTTATTAGTAATCCGAAAATGAAAATTGCGAAATGAATGATAATAAGATAAACGCAGATTACGACTTCGGACTGTTTTACGACAGTGATGATCTATGGTTAAATGAGAAGGATAACGTGTTTACTAAATCGGAACAATAAAAAAATATACAGTTATGGAAACAGTAGAAATTGTAGTGTTGATACTTTTTGCAGCATGGTCGGTGCTTATGATCATCGCAGGCTGGAATAATCACGGAAAGAAACGTAATAAGTAATTTTTAAAGACATGGAAAAAATATATACGGTTAACAGCGTTTCTGGTGGAAAAACATCGGCATATATAGCTGCTAATTATAAGGCTGATTATAACGTTTTTTCGCTTGTAAGAACGAATGATCAGAGTTGCATGTTTCCTGATCCTAAATTACGTCAAATGGTTAGCGATAAGCTCGGAGGGGTAGAATTTATAGGCACGCTTGAGGATGACATGATAATATATACGATGTTTGATTTAGAACAATTCATAGGACAAGAAATTCAATGGGTAACAGGAAAGACATTCGACGAAATAATAGATAGAGGCGATGGAAAAAAGTATTTACCGAATGTCATACAACGGTTCTGCACATCAGAAATGAAACTTCGTCCGTTATTTGATTGGTGGCAATCAAATTTTACAGAACCAATAGAGGTTAGAATAGGTTATAGAGCTAACGAATTAAATCGTAAAATAAACATGCAGAGCAGGTTGAATGAAGACGGTATATTGACATTTAAAATTGTTGTAGGAAAAAGAGGAACAAGAAACAAATGGGCTGATATAGCATGGGAAATACCATCATTTCCGCTTATTGACGATAACATATTCAAGGATCACATAGAGGAATATTGGAAAGATAAACCTGTCAGATTTGCATACATGAATAATTGTATTGGATGCTTTCACAGGAATGAGGCGCTATTGAAGCTGATGAGCCAAAAATTTCCGAATAAATTCGATTGGTTTGTACGTCAGGAACAATCAGGTTATAAATCACGAACGTTCAAAAATGGAATTACTTACGCTAAAATAAGAGATTATCCTGGCATGGAATCATTGAATTTTGATGATTTCAATGAGTGTGATAGTGGTTATTGCGGATTATAACAACAATTAAATACAAAACAAAATGGAAAGATTAATGAATTTGACACAGGATGAGATGCTTGCTTTCGTGCAGGCTGAAGTGAAGGAATCGGATATCGAAAAGATGATGGCAACGCATACGATCATTCGGAAATTCGGAAAGAAGTATGTGGTTTGCAAGTGCACTCGGCCGCTCGGTTATGAAGCAGATTTTTTGAATTCAGGAATGGCGCTGACAGGTATTTTGCTCGAAGGCGAAAGTTTGAGAGACTTCATAGAATATCGGTTACGTATGAAAAATGTTTGGAAAATAAGAAGTCGAAGAAGGCATAATTGACAAAAAACTATGGTAAGATTATAAGACATGGAGATGATCATGCAGGACGACAAATGTTTAATAAATGTATTAATACGTGAAAATAGTATGTTATTTAGTTAAAATCTTTCGATTTTGTTAAAATCGTTTTTCGGTCGTTTTTCGTTTCAAGGAGCGGTGTGCAAATTTTTTTGATTTTTGCTCGCCGCTTCGATTTTTTATTTAATTAGTTATGTTTCAGGTTATTAAGTGAGTTGAAAAATAAAAAAGTAAAATTTTTATCCGAATTTTTACTGAAAATTTTATTTGAGTAATTATTTGAGTTTCAGTGATTAATGAGTAAAAAATAAAAAATAAATTACTTATATAGAATATATAAATATAAATATGATAGTACTGTATATGCTCTATATATAGTTTTTAAAACAACTGCTTATTTTATATTTTTCGCTGAAACGTAATACAGGAGCGGCTTTGAGGCGATAAGCAAAAAAATGTAAATTTATTTTCTGCATTTTGGCTTGTTTACAATCGAATTTCTGATCAATTTCCAGGAATTTTGAAAAATATTTCTGTTTTCGAGAACAACGTATGAAAAAATTACACTATATTTGGCGCGATGATAAAAATTCAGTATGAAAGTATCGGAATTAAAACCGCTTGAAAAGAACCCGTTCAAATCGGTCGGCGATGAGCAAATCAAGAAGATTGCAAAATCGATCCAGGAATTTGAACGCATGATGGAAATTCGTCGGATCGTTATCGACGAAGATAACAACATTCTCGGAGGGAATAAACGGTACTTCGCACTGAAGAAACTCGGATACAAAGAAATACCAGATGCGTGGATCGAAAAAGTTGAAGGATTGTCAGAAGAACAAAAGAAGGAATTTATAGTAAAAGACAATGCGCATTTTGGTAGTGAATGGGATTATGAGTTACTCGGTGAATGGAATGTTGATCTTGATGCGTGGGGAGTGCCTATTGAAAGTAAATCGGAAACAGAAAGATTAAGCGAATTGAAGTTTGCAAGTATTTATTACGAACCTACAGAAAAGCCGAATATAAAATTGATCGATTGTATTGACACTGAAAAATTCGATGCTAAGATAAAAGTTATTGAAGAATCAGATTTAAGCGATGAAAAGAAAGAAGTATTGAAAATGTTTGCATATCGATTTCTTAAGATTGATTTCGAAAATGTTGCAAATTACTACTATTTCAATGCTGACGAAAAAGAAAAGCGAGTTATAGAGCGACTGCGGTTAGTGCTTTGCGATGAAGGATTGCAAGGATTTCTCGAAGATGATATTTTAAGAGCACATAATAATTTGAAGGATTGGAAGCTCGATGATGACGATATTTTTATAAATGACGAATCTGATAATTGGATGATAGACAATGATTGAAACGAAAATGATTGACATATTTATTCCGTCGTATCACAGAGCTAAGAATTTGAAGACTGTGAAATATTTCGTTAAGATTGGCTGGAACGTAAAAAATATACATGTTTTTATCGATGATGAAGCAGAAGACAAATCAGAATACGAAGCATTGGCACAAGAAATAGGATTTAATCTTTTCGTTTTTGATATGAACGAAGCAAGGAGAAGATATGATTACGTGCATAGAGCAAGTATTTCGAGACGTTCAGCTGGACAGGCACGAAATATGTTTTACGATTACGCAAAAGATAAAGGCATAGAATTTTACATGGTACAGGACGATGATACACGATTTTACGAGGTTAAATATAAAGGTAAACATATTCGTTTTGCTACTTTTGATGATATCATAACTATTTTTGAAAGTGTTCGTGAATTGATGTATAAGAGACATATCGGTTGTTTCGGAATAAGTCAGAAAGGTGATCTTTTAGGAGGTCATAATACTAAATTACTTCGTAATAAAGTGATGAATACTACGTTTATCTTGACAAAATATATCTATCGAGGAGAACGAGGAGTACAGGATAATGATACAAGTCAATTTGTAGGAATAATGAACGAAGGATTATTTACAGGAAGCTACGGCGATGGATTGCTTTTAGAGCAAACAATGTCTGCAACGGCAAAAGGAGGATTGACTGATTTATACAATGAATGCAAATTGTTGAATAAGGCACTTGTTACACCGATACAGTTTCCGAGTACTATTTATGCAGAAAAACAGGTAAAAAACGGCGGCAGGTTACATCATCACATACAACGACGATATTTGTATCCGATGATATTAAAAGGAGTTGGAAAAGATAACATAGCTTGGGACACGTATCCTGAAGATTATCCATTTACAAATGAACCAAAACGAAAAGACTATGGCACTATACGATAAACATGAATTGGTAAAGATGGCAGAGGAAGCTATAAAGCGAAACAATTTGTTTTTCGTGCATGATATTGTAGCTTGGCTTCCGTGCAGCAATTCTACTTTTTACGAATTGTTCCCAGATGGCTCGGACGAATTGGACTACCTAAAGAGATTGTTGAATGAGAATAAGATACGCACGAAGTCGGCTATAAGATCGAAGTTATTCAAATCGGACAAGGCAGGCGAGTTATTGGCGTTGTATCGTTTGATATGTACACCTGATGAGAGAAGGATGCTAAATCAGCAATACATCGAGATGAACACGAACGACAAAGGATTGACGGTTAATTTCATAGACAAGTCAAAAGACGACGACAAATGAACATCGAGACAGGGACAATGTTTAAGATGACAAAGAAAGCCTTTGAAGACGAAAAGAAGATCGTTATTTTGAAAGGCGGGACAGGGTCAGGCAAGACGTTCGACGTCATGTTGTTTCTGTTA